GTCGATTCGTTAAAACTTTTAAATGAAATAGATGAATTAAAAGATTAATTTGAAAAATTAGTATTATATATATTATTAATATTAAAAGGAGTTATAATTATGCCAAAAGAAACAGTTAAATTACAAACTATAGAACTTGATTCAATAAGAGAAGTACAACAATCTTATAAAGACCTACAAACCACAATTGGTGCCGTTTATCTTAGACGACAACAATTAGACATACAACGAGATGAAGTGGAAAATCAATTGATGGAATTGGAAGTACAATTCACTAATATGAGAAACCAAGAACAAGAATTGTTAAAAAATCTCGAAGAAAAGTATGGAAGAGGTAGTCTTGATGTAGGCAGTGGTGAATTTACACCAAATTCTTAAAAAAAACTTCTAAGTATATGTATTTTGGGATTTTAGCCTTATACTTATATAAGATAAAAATTGTTTTATTGTAATCCATAATAAATTAAATAAATAGGAGAAAAATATGGCTGAACGAATCGTTAGTCCAGGTGTATTTACCAGAGAAAGAGATGTTTCATTTCTACCACAAGGAATTGGTGAAATTGGAGCAGCAATAGTAGGGCCAACAGTTAAAGGGCCGGCGTTCGTTCCGACAACTTTGACGAGTTTTTCTGAATTTGAAAATACTTTCGGTGGTTTAGATACACGATTTTATGTACCATATACAGTACAAGAGTATTTTGACAATGGTGCACCAGCTGTAACTATAGTAAGAGTTTTAGGTATCGGTGGATATCAATCTGATTCACTTTATATAAGTATTTCAAGTTCTACTCAGAATTCAGTTGCGGCAGTATTAAAACCCTCAAGAAAAAGTCCAAGTTTAGATATTGAAAGTGGTGGTCAAGCTGTCATCAATGATAGTCAAAGAACTTGGAGTGAATTCATGTTTACAGTAAATAGTGTGGCATACACAGCCTCATTTGATACTGGCTCTGATAGTTACCTCACAAAAGTATTTAGTAGTGATCCACAAGACACCAATAAAGATTTGTATGTGTATAAAAACTTTGAAACGTATCAATGTGAAAAGGGATTCTCTTCAACAGTAGGTTCTGCATCTTTAGCAAGTGGTAGTGGAGAAGATTTCACACACGATTACTCAGTTGCAACTACACCTTACATCATTTCACAAGAAATTGGTGGAAGTAGAAAGAATTTGTTTAAAGTTAATACACGTTCACATGGTACGGATATTAATGATAAGTACAAGTTGGGTATTGCTGATTTGAGAGCAAAAGAAGATATTGCTGGTAGTGACTTTGGTGATTTTACACTTAGACTATTAAAAAATAATCCAGGTGAAAATGATGACGGACAATTAGTAGAAGAGTTTACAAATCTTAACTTTGATCCTGATTCAGTAAACTACATACCAAGACAAATTGGTGATAGATACGTAACAATTGATTCAAATGGTAAACTCACCTACAATGGTGACTGGCCAAACAAATCACCACATATCTATATTAGTGATTATGAAACAGAACTTGAAGGTATTAGTGGAGATGCATTACCTCATGGATTTGCAGCAGTGACTAATCCTGTATTACAAACCACTTCAGTTCCAAGTGCTAGTTTCCAAACAAATCAGTATACAGATCACATTACTACTGGTTCTGGTAGGTTTGATACAAATGAATACTATGGTTGGGATTTTAATAGTCAAGATAATAAAAACTATCTAGCTCCATTACCTGCAAGTGCAGGAACTGGTAATAATGTTGTGTTCACCTTAGAGAATATGGTAGGTACAGTTGACGCTAGTGAAATCGGAGCAGACACATATTCTGATGGTACAGAGGCAATCACAATGACACTATCCGCTAAAGAACAGAGAAAATTCGCTGTTCCTTTCCAAGGCGGTTTTGATGGAGATGATCCAACTACATTGAAAGCAACTGGTACTGATATTTCAACAACAAACCAACAAGGATTTAATTGTACTAATGCAAACGCAAGTGGTACAGTAGCTTACAAACGAGCAATTAACGCTGTAAGTAATCCTGATGAGTTTGATATGAATATGTTGGTAACACCTGGTATTATACACGAGTATCATACTCAAGTTACTAATCACGCTATCTCAAAAGTAGAAGATAGAGCAGACACATTCTACGTAATGGATGGTTCAAGATGGGGACGTTCAGTCACTAACGCTGTTGGTGATATTAAGTCCATAGATACTAATTACGCGGCTACTTATTATCCGTGGGTTAAGATTCTTGATCCAGTCAAAAATAAACCAATTTGGGTTCCACCATCAGTTGTGATTCCTGGTGTTATCGCTAACACCGATAGTGTAGCACACGAATGGTTCGCACCAGCTGGTTTAAATCGTGGTGGATTGACAAGTGTATTGGAAGCAAAAACAAGACTAACACATAAAGAAAGAGACACACTTTATGAAGGTCGTGTTAATCCAATAGCTTCATTCCCACAACAAGGTGTAGTGGTGTTTGGACAAAAAACATTACAAGGAAAACCATCAGCACTTGATAGAATCAATGTAAGAAGATTGTTAATCGCTTTACGTAAGTTTATTGCAAGTTCTTCAAGATTCTTAGTGTTTGAACAAAATACAGCAGCAACGAGAAATCGTTTCTTAGGTATTGTTAATCCATATTTGAATTCAGTACAGGCTAATAGTGGTCTAAGTGCATTCAGAGTGGTAATGGATGATTCAAATAATACACCAGATGTTGTTGATAGAAATGAATTAAGAGGTCAAATCTTTATTCAACCTACAAGAACAGCTGAGTTTATTGTATTGGACTTCATTGTTCAACCAACAGGAGCTACATTTCCTGAATAAGTTTATTTTATAAGTAAACTGACATATAATGAAAAGCCCCAATTTCGGTTGGGGTTTTTCTTTTTTTAAAAATAACTTCTATAAAACTTCAAAAAACAATATCTTTCCTTAACACTTTTTTTTAAGAAAGTGATATTTATATATGTAATAGCATTTAAACGGCATATTAACAGGAGAATGAAAATGGCCGAGATTCTGAATCAAGACGAAATCTTTTTTACACCGTTTGAACCAAAAACTAAAAATAGGTTCATCATGTACATTGAAGATATACCCTCTTACTTTGTAAAGGCAATGGCAAGACCTAACATTACTTTTGATGAAATAGAATTGCATCATATCAACACCAAAAGATATCTTAAAGGTAAAGCTACTTGGGAACAATTAGAAATAACTCTTTATGATCCTATCGTTCCAAGTGGAGCACAGGCTGTAATGGAATGGGTAAACCAACATCACGAAGCAGTAACAGGTCGTGAGGGATACTCAGATATGTATAAAAAAGAGATTAGATTTAATCTATTAGGGCCAGTAGGTGACAAGGTAGAAGAGTGGGTATTACATGGTGCATTTATTCAATCAGCAAACTTTAATGACTTAGATTTTTCAAATACAACGGACGTCGCTGATATTACTCTAACACTTCGTTACGATTACGCAGTATTGTCGTTCTAAAATAGGAGAATAAAAATGACTGAATGGTTAGTGGCAAATTGGGAATACGTTTTGGTAGTTCTTTACGCAGTAGAGAAAATCGTAAAACTTACCCCGACTAAATATGATGACATCATATTCGATATGGTTCTTAAACCAATTAAGGATAAGATATCACCATCTAAATAAACGACCAAAGGTTATAATAGTAAGTGGTTTTAATTTCAAATAGTATTCAAAGGAGCTAAATATGGCTGAAAATCAATATGATTTTCCTACTGAGGTATTAGATTTGCCTTCAAAAGGATTATTATATCCAAAAGATAGTCCACTTTCAAGTGGTACTATAGAGATAAAATATATGACTGCAAAAGAAGAGGACATTTTAACCTCTACTAATCTGATTCAAAAGGGAATTGTTTTAGATAAATTGTTTGAGTCTATAATTCCAGATAAATCAATCAAGTTAGATGATATGTTGATTGGTGATAAAAATGCGATTATGTTGGGTGCTAGAATTTTGGGATATGGTAAAGATTACACCGTAGAGATTGTAGATCCTGATTCTGGACTTAAAAAGGAAATCGTGGTGGATTTAAGTACTTTGAAATTTACATCACCAAAAGATTCTATTTTTGAAAGTGGTGAAAATAAATTTTCATTTGAGTTACCCAATTCAAAACGAGTCATTGAATTTAAATTATTAACTCACAAAGATGAATCAGAAATAGAACAAACGGTCAAGGCACTAAAATCTATATCAAAATCTACGGGCGTAGATCCAACACTCACCACTCGTTTAAAACAACAAATCATTTCTGTAGATGGAGATACGACTAAAAAAACAATAAATAATTTTGTTGATAATCAGTTTCTCTCTTTAGATACAAAAGAGTTTAGAAAGCATGTAAAGTCAATCACACCAGATGTGGATATGACTACAGAGTATGTTAGTGGAATAGGAGAGCCCCATACGGTAGATATACCGATAGGGGTTACGTTTTTTTGGCCTAAGTCAGAGTTATAAAAAATCAATACACGATGAAATATTTTCATTGTGTCATTTTAGTAATGGATTCACTTTTAATGATTTATATAATATGCCAGTCCATTGGAGAAGATATTATATGAATAAGTTGGTTGAGATTAAAGAGAAAGAAAGTGTTGCATATAATAAATCATCAACCACACAAGAACCACCAAAAACCATTCAAAGACAACTATAATTGGAGATTATAAATGTTAAAGATTCTTTCTAAGTTTTATAAGAAAATTAAGTTTTGGATTAAATTTAAAAAAAGTAAATACAAAGATCCATTTATATACAAATGAAAGTTTTATGTATTGGTTGTAGTTGGACGGATAAATGGCCAGATTATTTAAAACTTGTAAGTCCAATTAAAAGAAGTTTACATGGTAAGGGATTATCTTTAATTGAAAAAACAATAAAAAATTATCAAAACAATGTTGAGATAGAGGCTGTAGTGTGTCAATTACCCACACCTATCAGGACATTTTCACGTGGTGATACGAAACAAACACACCAAAATTTTGTACATTCTTTCCAACAAAACAAACAAGATTCAATTGAAAAGTTATTAACTGAATACAAAGATTTACTTTTGGATATTAATAATTTACACTCTAACGTAATTTTCTTTCTATATAATACTGGTGGTTATCCATTAAGACATCCATTTGATTTTGGAGAAGATATAGATAATCAGTTTGTTAAATTTTTCCAAGATAACAATATGAAACACATTCATTTGTCTTTTGAGGGTAAGTCTGGTTATTGTAAAAAAGAAGAAGATTGTGATGATTTAGATTACAAAAATTATGCAGAAAAAAATATGAAACGTGGTTTGACAGGTAGAAGTAATTTATCTAAAAAGTATTGGGTTTGGCAACATCCAAAAAATAGAATTATTTATGATGCTCATCCAAATGAAAATGCAGATAAAGTTGCTGCAAAAGTAGTAGAAGAATATATAAATCAACAATCATGATAAAAAACCTCAATTCTTATATTTATTACTGAGATAAATCAATCGATATAAATGGAGATTAACAATGGCAAAACTTGACTTAGCCGAAGGCGTTCTTGATAGGTTTTATAAAAATGTTGAAAAGAAAATCAACAAGATGAAACAAAAAAACGCACGAAAAGTCTTATCTGATCCTAAAACTAAACGGGAGTTAGAAAAATTTGTTAAATCATTAGGTAGTTTAGAAGACGCACTCAGTAGAATACCAAAATAATAACTTAATCTCTTTCAATATAACATATTATTTAAGGATGGCTAGCCCCATATGGATCAAGCTCAATTTAATAAACTAAAACAAGATCAATTAGACCTCGAAGTCAGAATTAATGCCGAGTTAGGTAAGGGTGCTGGTGCAAAACAACAATTCATAACAGACCAGAGAAAAATCCTTAACAATAACGCAGAGATTTTAAAACACGAAGAAAAAAAACGTAAAATACAAGAGGACGTGACCAGAACACGTAGAACTCACAATAGTTTACTAAGTGATACAACAAATAGTCTTGTACAACAGATTAAAAATCTAAGAGAAAGTCAAACTGCAAATCGAGCCATATCTCACTCCATTAGAAAAACCAAAGATTTCAGTAGTGATTATTCATCCTTATTATCAAAAATCTCAGAAACAGAGGAACACGTTCTTAACAGTACATCAGCTAAAAATATTGTGGATTATGATTCTAAAAAGGTTCAAGAAGAAATTTCAGAACTTCTTAAAGAAGCTGGGAAACTTGCTCCTAAAGAATTAAAAGTTATTAAAAAAAGGTTAGGTTTACTACAACAAGAAAGTGAAATAGTTGGAGAGGCTGCCGATAAAGTTAAAAAACGTAATAAACTTCTTGATATGGCATTGGGGACGTTGGGTTCAAGTGTTACTGCATTCAAAGATATGGGAAAACAAGCTAAGAAGTTTGCACTTGCAATTAAAGCCAATCCACTTATGGCCATATTAGGAGCACTAATAGCTGTAGTTGGTTTTTTCGTTAAGGGATTTAAGGCAGCACAAAATTTTTCTGAAGAATTAAATGCAGGTCTTGGAACTTCTATAAAACTTGCAGCTGTTACTGAAACTATGCCAGGATTTCAACTACAGGCTGCAGCTCTTGGTGGTGATATTAGAGAAAGTGCAAAGGCAATTTTCACTGCCACGAGAGGTACTCGTGATGTAAATAAAGAAAACGTAAAGGCCTTAACAACATTAGCAATCAAATCAGGTGCAACAGAAGAAAACATAGCAAATATGGCTAGGTTATTTTCCGATATGGGTAATACTGATTTCACGGGTGGTTTGGAATTAGTTAATGCAGTTACTGAGTTGGCTGGAGATAATCTTGTAGATAGTGGTGTAGTACTTCAAGATATGGCAACAAGTGCAGAAGAGTTTGCAGCCTACACCGACTCAAGTATGAAAAATATTGCTATGGCAGCAGTTCAAGCAGCAAAAATGGGTGTAGAGTTGGCAACAACTTTAAAAATTACAGACTCATTATTAGACTTTGAAACCTCTATAACTTCTGCTATGGAAGCCTCGATGATGATTGGTAGGAATATAAACTTTGATAGGGCTAGAATGTTAGCCATAGATAATGATATCGTGGGGGCCACAAACGATATAATTCAACAATTGGGAAGTGCAGAAGAATTCACTCGATTAAATGCAATACAAAGGAAAAAATTAGCATCTGCAATTGGAGTTGAAGTGGGTGAATTAAGTAGGTTGGTTGCAGGAAAACCTTTAGAAATAAGCACAGAAGAAAAAGAAACTAAACTACAACAACAATCAATAAGTGCAACAGAAGAATTAACAAAAGCAACAAAGGAATTAACAAGGGCCTTAGGGGATAATTTAAAGAAGGTTGGTGGTGATGTTGCACCTGCAGTAACGGCAGTTGGAGCAGCGACCAACAATCCAGTAATGGTTATGTTGGGACGAATGTTGAACTCACAGTAAAGAATTAACGGATAATTAATTATGTCATTATTAGATAGATTAAAATCAAAAGACTTATCAAGTTTCGATTATACAAAAATTGAAACATCTCGTAGAGAACCGAGTAACGTTAAGAATTTGCCCACTCCACCAGCTCGTACTACTGAAGTAACCACAACGGTTGTTTCCTCTAACTTTTCAAAGTTGGCAAACGCAGATAGAGGAAGTAATGATGTAAAACAACCAAGTGATATTTATCTATCGGCACATAGATTTAATGATGGATTCGGAAACGTTGCCTTACAGGTTATTAAAACTGCTGAAGATTTAGAGAGATGGGCAAAATGGACTATTACACCAAAAGGGATTATTTTTAACATTAAACAAGCAATATTACAACGATTTAATGCAAGAAAAGAAACTCGAATATACAATCCATTGGGATTTTTTACATCACTTCCACCTTATTTTCACGCACCACGACACGCAAGGAGTTTACGTACTGCTTTAACGGATTTAGTAAATCCACCTAAATATAATCCAGAGTCAGAGGTTACTAAAAATACTGATGTAACACCTGAGGCAAGTGGATTGGGGAAGTCTATTACAAACTTATTTAAAAATCTGGATGGTGGGGGTGAAAAGGCAAAAGATTATGGGTTTAGTAGTGGCCCAATAAGAACCTTTAATGGTGGTAATCTGTACGATGTTACTGTACATAATGCATTACAAGTTCCTTATGGTGGTCATAGTACTCGAACGGGAACGAAAAAACTTCCAAAGGATTTTATTAAATTTAGAATCAGAGATTTAGTAAATGGTAAGTGGTTAATATTTCCAGCACATTTAGAGAATATAACTGATACTGTTAGCCCTCAGTTTAATACTGAACGATACATTGGTAGACCTGATGCTGTTCACATTTATACGGGTACGGATAGAACTGTATCATTGGATTTTAAAGTGGCAGCATTCACTAAACAAGAAATACCAATCATACAAGAAAAAATGAATTATTTAGTAGGACTTGGTTATCCATCATTTAAAAAGTTGTTTCAAGGTGATGAGTCTACTCGTCCTGTAGCACCTTATGTAAGTATAACAGTAGGTGATATGTTTAATGATACACCAGGTTATTTTAGTAGTATTGCAATAACGGTGGATGATTCAAGTAATTGGGAAACTGACGATGGATTCCAAATACCAATGCATTTTGCAGTAACTACTGAATTTACCCACATTGGTAAATACTCACCACAAACTCTTGGTAAACATTATGATGTTCCTTTTTTACCAGAACTACATGATGTTAAGAGTGGAATAAGTCCATATTTAGACCAAACTAAAAAAACATCTTCAACTGCATATAAGAAAAAATATCCATTTCATGCACAAATGAATGCTAAAGTAAATCAAAATAGTATAGAGAAGAGTGAATAATGAACAGATACAGACACCAAAGAATAAAACTTGATAAAGAAAATGGTAATAGAAAATTATCTTCAATTGAGTATGCAAAAATATCACCAAAAGATAGTGATATATCTTATGTTGTTAAGTATGGAGATAGTTATGGTTCTCTGGCTAATAGGTTTTATAACGATACAACTTTTTGGTGGGTTATTGCAAGAGCCAATGGGGAATTCAATGGTGATTTAAGACCTAAGATTGGTCGAAGAATAACAATTCCAACCGATATCTCAGATTCAATCAGAGAATTAAATAATTTAAATTCAAGTAGAGAGTAAAATGTTTGGTGACTTTATACATCCAAATATACAAAGAACTTTATTCCAAAGAATTGATGCTCTCAATAGACAAGGTGGTGTATATTTAGGATCTGCAACTGATTCCGTATCGGATTACTCAAACCTTACACAACAAGAAAACATTCTTAGTAATACCTGTTGGGCAAAGGCCATTTCCGCAGTTCCTAATCTTGAACGTGATTCAAATGGAGATATAATTGATGTAAAATCCACCGAGTTATTTGAATTAAGTTCTTATGTTAAAGGTAATGAGTTTGAACCAGCTTTATCTATTAGAAAGAACGATTCCGATAAACTCTTTCGTCCTCACAATGGAATCACCTCAATAGAATCCAGTTATTTAAATCAAACCACATTATCAACCACAATCACTTGGACTTTAGGTGATATAAATGAATTTGAAATATATCAAAATGCATTTTTAACTATTGGTAGAATGGTAATGGTCGAGTTTGGTTGGTCTGCTGAAAAACCACAAGAGATTTCCACTGCTGAAACTTCAGAAGAGATGCTTGACTTTTTCAAGGCAAATCAAAAAAAGATAGTGGAATATGGTGGTGATTACTTTGTTACTTGTGGTACGATTAAGAATTTTAATTTCAATCTCTCTGAAGCTGGTAGATACGAGTGTTCAACCGAAATAGTCTCAATGGGACAACAATTATTTAAATCACCAATCGGAAGAAATGATGATATTGAAACACCAAGTTTAGTTTTTGATTATCAAACAAAAGAACAAAAAAGAATACAGGCTGGTGTGAATAAAGCTATACAAAACGTAGAGAGTAATAGAGTCCTTGTAGATAAAGAAAAAGAAAAATTAAAAGAAGCAATTAAAGAGGCACAAAAAACTTCTTTTGAAAAAATAATGAGTGATTTCAATGGTCATATTATGAGAGTTCCGAGTGCTACAACAATAGAAAAAATTATCAAAAACTTTGATTGGTTTCCACCATATAAAAGTGAATCTGAAGAAGAGAGTAATGATAAAAGTAAATCATATTTAAATACCGATGGACAAATTCATATTAGAGGGAGTAAAGGTTGGTGTACTTGGGGTTGGTTTGAAGATAATATCTTGAATACCCACTTTGGTTTAATCTTACCAAAATCAGGAAAAAATGAAAAAACTGGTGTAGATGACAAATGGATTGCAAGATTTAATAGTTCTTTTAAAAGTCTTGATTTTGATGGATATGAACCAAACCTATGTAAAAGTGATATAAACTTATTCACTAAATCCTTTGATATAATTTTTCCTGGTAAAACAATTGAGTTTGATAAAAATGTTTATGAAAAAACAAAAGAGACAGGTAAAAGAGGACTTGATAAATATGAAGAAGTAATAGAGGTATACTCCTCAATTAACAGAAGGTTCAACAAGTTTGAACCAGATATTTTTCAGAATGAAAGGGGTATCATTCGAAATATTGTTTTCAGTGCTGACATTCTTCAAAAATATTTTACAGGTACTTCGGACATTGGTTCTTCTATTAAAGCTTTTTGGGCATACGTAAGTGCTCAGTATGGTGGGTTTTGGGATTTTGATGTATTACAAGGTACAAACGACACCACATTAGTTGGAGTTTTTGATAGAAAAGTAACGAGAAAACGAGTCAAAGAAGTTTTAACTTTTCCTGATACAAGGAACAAATCCACACGAAGTAATTCAGATAAGTCGTTTGAATTTAGTGTTTATAGTAAAGACTCATTATTAAAAGAACTAACTTTTTCTACAAGTATATCTGCTGAAATGATGACTCAGGCAGCCCTTACTGGTCAAAATAGTGCAGAGGTAAGAAGTGGTGTGTATGGAGATATCCAAAAGGATATGGATTCACAACAAATGCAAGTATTTGCAGCACTTCAAAGTTATAATTATGTGAGTAAAAAGGTACAAAACGCAGAAATAGATGCACTAAAACTACAACGAGATGAATTATTAGGTGATGTAACTACACCATACATGAATGGTCAAGTGGCCTTCAGAGATAAAACAGGAGATTTAAAAGTAAAAACTGCACCAATCACTCAGAGAGCGACTCAAAAAACAAATGAACAATTAGCAGTGATAGGGGCACTTGATGATGAAGATGAGACTGAAAAGTATCAATGGTTTGACACCACTAAGAGTTTGAATGAAAGAGGAGTTATTTATAATCCTGACGGCACCATGTTACCTCAGTACACAAAAACAATGGATTACTTTATAAACAAAACAGATAAGTCCTTTAGATTAAACGATATACCTATTCCATTTACCTGTACTTTTAGTTTGAGTGGAATAGCAGGAATAAAACTATATGATTATTTTACTATAGATTATATACCTGAATTATATCGAGAGTTTGCAGTGTTTCAAGTCACGTCAGTAGCTCATACAGTAGGCACTGATGGATGGAATACTCAAATTGAAGCGATGATGAGAGTTAATACTGATGATCTTGCAGAGAAAACTGGTTATGAAATTCTTGATAAAGTTAAAGACCAAATTCAATACATAGATGGACTTAAATTCGTAGAGGTGATTAATGAGCTTTCAGATGATGTAGAGGAACAAGATAAAATTGAAACGGAAACTGGTGGTTTTCAAACAAAGGCGGGTGAATCTGCAAATACAGCTGAAAACAGAAAAGTTTACAAAGACTGGAACGATGAACAAAAAGATAAAATACCAGAACTCGTGGATAAACTTTATAATGCCATGGCAGGAGGTGGAACAAGAGAAAAAGAAGTTTATAGGGTTTTTGAACATGCCATGTATTGGGAACCAAAAAAGTACAACTTCAAGAGCTTTCTGGGTAAAGATGAGAAACGAATCATATTAAGTGCTGACATTCGTCAAGAAATTACAAAACAATTTAATAAAAAATATGGAACTAAAAAACGCCCTACCCTTGAAAAGTGGTTTAAAAAAGAATTCAGTTTTGGAGAAGAGAAGAGAGTTCTTCGTTACTTAAAATAATTTTAGTTTTTGAAATTAAAGTTATATATATATTATTAAATAAAGGTTATTAAATGATTCTATGGTTTACAGGTCAACCAGGTTCAGGTAAAACAACATTGTGTAAAGAACTTCAAAACAGAGTATTTTGCACTTCAAAGAAAATTATACATCTCGATGGTGATGACTTACGAGATATTTTGGATAATCAAGACTATTCAGAAAAAGGACGTAGAAAGAACATTCAGTTTGTCATTAATATGGCAAAGGTTATGGATAACAAAGGATACTTGGTATTAGTATCTTTGGTTTCACCTTATCGTGATATGAGAATCGGAGAAGTTTTTTATTTACATTCTAAACGTAATTTACGAAAAGAATATCATGTTGAAAATTATGAACCACCAACAGAAAACTTTGTAAAGATAAATACAGACAACACAATAGAGGAGTGTATAGATGAAATACTCAATGTTTGTAGGTAGGTGGCAACCTTGGCACAAAGGTCATCAATGGTTAATTGACCAAAGACTAAAAGAGGGTAAAAATGTTTTAATTTGTATTCGAGATATGATGCCAGATAAGAATAATCCATTTACTTGTGAAGAAGTTTATGATAATTTACAAATTCAGTTAAAAGAATTTATAGAAGAAGGAACTATTAAAGTTATGATTATACCCGATATAGAATCTGTAAATTATGGACGTGGTGTTGGATATGATATAATTGAACACGTACCACCAAAAGATATAGGTGAAATATCTGCAACCAAAATAAGAGAAACTAAACACTTCGCGGATGGATTCCACGAAGGAGAATGGGAGAGAGATTAATGAAACAATCAGAAACATTTAAATATATTGTTGAAATATTAAAAGAGTTTGGGCCATTACCAACAAGGAAAATTTCGGATGAGATGTTTAAACGGTGTGATACAGATGGATATGATTTTAGATGGGGACAACAAAAACTTAAACGAGATGGTATTATTGATATTGATAAATCTGTAAAACCAGCACTTTGGTATTTAAGATGAAAATTGATGTATTAGATAAAGGTTACATAGAACTCGTAGATACATTAGGTGACGACTTGACACCTGTAAATGCAGCACGTGTATCATTCGATGGATTTAGTGAAGAGTTTACAGACAAGGATAGGAAGTTATCTAAGTTCCTAATCAAACACAAACACCACTCACCATTCAGACATCAACATTGTATGTTCATATTGAAAGCACCTGAGTTCGTAATGCGACAATGGTATAAACACGTAGTGGGTATTGAAACCACATCAAGTCACGTCACCAAAGACCACGCTTGGAATGAGATAAGTGGTCGTTATGTTCCGTATGATGAGTTCTATGAACCTACAGAGTTTCGTAAACAATCAGAAGATAACAAACAAGCGAGTGATGGATTGATTGATGAACAAGTTGAGGCAACAATGTATTGGAGAACTACACAAAACAATACAATAGAAACCTATAATAAATTATTAGATATGGGAATGGCTAAAGAACAGGCACGTAGTATTTTACCTCTTACAGTTTACACAAAAGTTTGGTGGACAGCATCATTTCAAAGTATTATGAACTTTATTGAGTTGAGAGATGAAGCAACATCACAAGTTGAGATACAAGAATATGCGAAAGCATTAAAAGAAATTATGTTACAAACATTTCCTGAAACCACTAAGTTATGGTTAGAAACACTATGAGATATACTGTTATTCATGACCATAAAACAGCATCGGAATATGTAGGTAAACACATTGAAAATTATGTAAAAGAAAATCCATCGGCTGTTCTTGGATTAGCAACTGGTTCTACACCATTAGGTATTTATGAGTATTTGAGTAAATCCAAAGTGGACTTTTCTAATTCAATCACTTTTAATCTTGATGAATATGTAGGATTGGATGAAACTCATCCACAATCATATAGATATTTTATGAATCAACATTTGTTTAAAAACATAAAGTTTATGAAGAACAACTTTCCAACTTCAAAAAATTATTTTAATTATGATGCAATAACAAGAAGTAGTGGTGGTATAGATATTCAGATATTGGGTATTGGAACTAATGGACATATTGCATTCAATGAGCCCGGTAGTAGTGAACATTCAGCTACAAGAATAGTTGATTTAACAGAAAACACCATAAAAGACAATAGTAGATTTTTTGATAATCTTGAAGATGTACCTAAACAGGCATACACAATGGGAATGTCAAGTATTATGGGTGCTAGAAAAATATTTTTATTGGGTGGAAGAAATAAAAAAGAAATTATGTATGAAGCCGCTTTCGATCCTGTAGATGTTAATATACCCGCTTCATATTTACAAGAACACAAAAACGTGGAGTTTATACTTTATGATTGATAAAATAATGATTGTTGCTCATCCTGATGATGAGGCTTTGTTTGGTGGAGCTGAATTACTATCCCATCCAGATGAATATAAAGTTGTAGTATTAGATGAATATCAAAATGATATAAGAAGAAGAGAGTTCTTAGATAGTATGAGATACATAGGTATTCACGAATATGAACATTGGACTGGTTATAAAGGTAGAGAAGATTACTACAGAGAAAAACTTATATATGAACTACTGAGGGTATTAAGAGAACGAGATTACGAAAAGATAGTAACACACAATACCAATGGTGAATACGGACACCCACGTCATAGAGCTTGTCACGATGTATTGTCACACCTTAGACCTGAGAAACTATGGGTGTTTGGTAGAGGTGAAAAATTAGATGATGGTATGATAAAGAAAAAAGGTGAACTGTTAAAGGTATATAAATCACAAGTAGAGGTGTTGGATTGGTTTAACTGGGAACATGAAACAATAAGGAAGTTCAAGTGAAAGGTTGGGTATTCACAACACAATCTGAACCATCATACGAAACAAAAAGATTGATTGATTGTTTTAAGGATGATGGCGTAGAATGTTATTTTGTACATCCTAATAGTGTGGATATATTTATTGATAAGGATGATAGAAAATCTGTATTGGTGGATAACGAATACACAAACATACCTGATTTTGTTATACCGAGAGTTGGAAGTGCAACCACATATTATCAGAAAGCAGTGTTCAGACATTTAGAACGAATGGGTGTGTTGTTTATCAATGGTAGTGATGCAATTGATAATGTAAAGGATAAGTTATATACAATGCAAATACTTGCACAGAATAATATTCCACATCCAAAAACAATGTTGGTTAAGAATCCTGTTGATTCAAACTATGTACAAAAGTATATTGGGTTTCCTATTGTGGTTAAATCTCTAAGTGGTACTCACGGAAAGGGAGTTTATCTTGCAGAAAACAAAAGAAACTTCGAACAATTAGTAGAGATGATGGAACAATTTAATGATAGGTTTAATATCATACTACAAGAATTTGTAAAGGACTCGTTTGGAAAAGATTTAAGAATTATCGTAGTGGGTGGTAAAGTTATTGGAGCAATGAAACGAGAATCAACCGATGGTGATTTCAGAGCCAATGTTACACGAGGTGGTGGTGCAGAACCAATAGAGATTGATGAACAAATGGAATATCTAGCATTAGAATCTACAAAACTATTAGGATTAGATATAGGTGGTGTAGATTTATTGTATGATAATGGTGGATATAAAATATGTGAGGTTAATTCTTCACCTGGTTTTTATGGAATGGAAAAATATACTGAAATAAGAGTTGCCGAACAGATAGTTACTTATGTAAAGAATAAATTAAATTAATGGTTATAATATATACTGAATCTCAATTAAATCATTTAAGGACTTTGATAGAAAAAAATGATTGTATTGTTTTTCAGTTAAATTCAGATACGAATCTACACTCTATAGAGAATAACATATCGTTAGTTTACATCTATGTGGATAACGAAGAGTTTATGCTGCCAGTAAATCATAGTGAGTCTATTTTAAAAACAACCTCAATTACTACTGAAAAAAATGTTTGGGTTTTAGATAAAAAATCATATCAACACAATCCTTTTATAAAAAGTAAAAACGTAAAAGATTTAAATTATTCTTATTATTTGAAAAACAATACGCCATTTGATGTTAGTTCTTACTTGACTAATGCACATCATTTCTATAATAGAATTCATTATGATAAATCTAATGTCAATGATGTGATTCCTTTGGTGAAACATTATGAGTACTTTTCAACGATTAGAAAAGAATTACAAGATTATAAAATTGATAATGATGAATTAATATTAGAAGTTTTACATGAGATAGAAAAAAGTGGATTACAAACAATAGATAAAATGGTTTATTCGGAATATAATCCGTTCACTTCAACAGGTAGACCAAGTAATCGTTTCGGTGGTATGAACTTTGCAGCACTAAACAAGTCTGATGGAAGTCGTGAAAAATTTGTTAGTAGATTTAAAGATGGTGTATTAGTAGAATTTGACTTTGATGCATATCACCCAAGATTGATTGGTGATATAGTTGGGTATGAATTTCCAAAAACTTCTGGTCATGAACACTTGGCAAAAACATATGGATTAAATTATAATGAGGGTAAGGCATTAACATTTAAGTACTTGTATGGTGGTATTTCTGATGAAATTGTGGAAAATCCGTTCTTTAGTAAGGTAAATGCCTATATAAATGAACTTTGGAGTGTGTATAAAGGTTCGGAATTTGTTGAATCTTATATTTATAGTAGGAAGATTATCAAGAAGAACTTATCTGATATGAATCCTAATAAGTTGTTTAATTATATGGTTCAATTATTGGAAACAGAGAACAATATAAAAATATTAAACAACTTAATACCTAAAATAAAAAATTATAATAGTAAATTAATTTTGTATAATTATGATTCATTTTTATTTGACTTTGATTATAAGAATGATGGATTAGATTACTTAAAAAAAGTAAAAGACATATTAGAATGTAGTGGTAAGTTTCCAACCACGTCTACTATGGGAGATAATTATCATGAGATGCAAGATATTACGGAGAGGTTAAATGATTAAATTAAAAAAACTAGTTAGTGAATCTGCATGGAGTAGAAAATTTGGGGAACCATTACCCACAATAGATTCCGTGATGAAGAAACATAAAGTTGAAGAGGCAACACCCACACCGTTAGCATCACCACATGATTTTAAAAAACCTACGGTTGTACATATCAGTAAAGATGAAATGGAAATACTACACAACACTGGTAGATTAGAGACTGATGGAATCACGATAATTTACGGAGATTAATTTGTACTCTTTAAAAGATATTTTATTTGAGTCATTAAAAAATTATCGACACATGAGACCGTACAAACAATCGGAACTCGATAAGGAAGTTGATGAGTATCATAATAATGAATACACTAAAAAGAAACTTCCAAGAATGTGGAAAGATAATGATGATGGTTGGGCAGACATTAAAACTGCACCTTATGAGTTTCCAAGTGAAGACGAATTAAAACGCTTGGAAAATTCAGATGTTGGTGATATATTACAACTGCCAAATGATGACAGAATGAAAAGGGCAGTTGAACTTGCAAAGGGATATGGTAAAGATTACAAAAGAATTATTGATGGTTTGAAGAAAAATGAAAAGATTCCAGCACCAATCGTGGTAAAAGATAGTACGGATAGGCTATATTTGTTAGGTGGAAATTCAAGATTAATGTTAGGAGTGGCAATGGGTTATAACTTACCTATTAAAGTGATTAGTTGGAAAAAGGAAATACAATGATAACTGATTTTGACAAAATACTAAATGATTTAAGTTCTAAAGTTAGTGATGGTATTCCTGATTTAAAAAACGAACAACACTTAATCAAATTATTTGATGTGTTGAAAGAATCCAACTGGCCCGTTGATGAGCGAGTTAGGTTATTACAGAATCTTACAGAGGCTAGATTTGATAAGAGGTCATTAAACAAAATGAGAGATGATGGTGATGCCGTCTTTACGAAAATTGACACTTTTATTAAAAATTTTGTTAATAAATTAAATAGAAGTTCAATTAAACCAGGTGCCTCTCTAAGAAAAACTCAAGCATTTAACATAAAGGCAAAGAGTAGAAATCCAAGAGTAGATGTAACCATTGATTGTAAAAACATAGGTAATGGAAGTAGAGAATTAGTTTTTGATGAAGTAGATACATTTAAAGGAGACTTAAAAACTAAATATAGCTCATCAAATAAATTTTCATCTGCAGGACACGTAGAAACAACCATAGATGATATTTTAGTTAGAGTCGAATTTAAAGGTGGGAAAAGAGCGTCGGGTGAAGCTTCCATGACAACAGATTTAAAAGAGGGTATGGTAGGAGCTTGGTTTCAAGGTAAATGGAAAAAACCTATAACTAAATCCAATATATCCGATGCCGTTAGTTCATTACTTGATACCGTTCCATCTATGAAAGGAGAGAGTTCTACCGTTAAATCAAGTATTATTAAATATTTACAAGGATTACCGGTAGATAATCCTAAGGCACCAGTTTTAAAGGCTCTCAATGAGACTTTTTCAGCAGCAATTACTATGAAAAATAAATATAGAAGTTGGTCTTGGGAAAGAGATAGTATTTTTAATAAAATACGGTCAGCTGGTAGTCAGATATGTAAGATGACAGCCGATAAATGGAATCCTGGTGATGTTTATTTGATGAAAGGAAATAAATCAGGAGCGGCAATAACTGAAGCTAATGGTATGAAAACAACTTCCATAAACCAAAAAATTGGCCCGATAAATAATTTATTTGTATCTGAATGGGGTGGTAGTGATGGTAGTATAGTATCGGTATCATTAAAAATGCAAAAGGCACAGGCAGGTAAAGGGAAACAATATTTGAAAAAGTTTGCTGGTTCTGCAAGTGATTTTGATTACAATTTGACTTCTGAGGAACAACAAATAAAGAATGAGGATTCAGATGTTATATTAAGTGCTTTAATTCCACAGATAAAGGAGTGGAGAAAAAGTATTAAAGGTAAATTGAGTGGTGGAAGTATAAAATATACTTATTCACCAGATAATACTTCAACATTAGAAGATTCAAAAAAGGCCAATTTTGTTTACCAAAAATATGCATCATTAAAAATGTTTGCTTATATGGCAGATAAACTCAAATCTGATGAGGGTGTTTTTATAGATGCGGCAGCATTTACTTTGAGTATGACTGGTTATAATCCTACTTTTTTTAAAGTAAAGGGTAAGTCTAATGGAAGTGGTACTTCTCCTGAGAAATACGAATCTGGTGGTGGTATAGAATTAGTAGGTGATAAAATAGATATAACCGACACCAATACAAACGCTGGTATAACTTTTTCATTCAAAGTTAAAAATAATGATTTAGGTACTGGCACATTGAAAATGAATATAAGATTTAATGGCACAACCCAGGCTACATTAGAAATGTTAAGTGCGAGCTGGAGTTAATATGAAAACACAATTACTTTGTACATTTACAAAAAGAAACAAATTAAATGAAGCAGTAGATATTATTGTTTCTTGTAATGATATTCTATATGATAAAATTTATGTATTTGCAAATAATGATGATGAACATCAATTAATCTGTACTTATAATGTTGAGTATAGTGAGGATTTTGTGGAGAACATACAAGATACTATCTCATTACATAGAAAGAAACAATCAAATACACTCTACACAATCAATGCACTGAATGAAGTTATTCGTTCTAAAAATAATGGTGTATTGGATAAGAGATTTATAGTGGATTGGAATGAATTTAGAAATACATTATTATTAACTAATGATACAGGATTATTTAAAATTCACACAAGAATATATTCCATAATTGATGTAAAAACTTGGAATACTGATAAAGGAGAATAAAATGAAAAAACTATTATTGTTACTTGGTTTTACTTTACCACTTTTAGCACAACAAACTGAGACTGATAAAGAAATAACTAAACAAGAACAACGAGAAAATAGAATTGGTGGAGTAGTTAATACTTTACAAGATTGGGATTTTAGAAAATACGAAGCCGCTCACAGTAGAGCACACGCTAAGATGGATAATAATCCACAACGATATAGACGTGCACAAATGGTAAGACAACATAGAAACAAACAATGGATTAAGAATATTCTTATTGGTGGTGTAGCATATTATGTTGGATATAAAGTTGCACAAGACGAAATGAAAAAAGGTCATAAGGGTAAAAAA